AACCCAAGCGTTGAAAGGAAAATAACATGAACTTGAGTGAGCACTTTACCCTTGACGAAGCAACACATAGCGACACAGCTATCCGCTTAGGCATTGACAATCAGCCTTCTATTCTCCAACTTGAGAACATGAAGACAGCAGCATCAAAGCTAGAGCAACTACGAGCTATTACAGGCCCTCTGCGTATTAACTCGTGGTTACGTCTACCCGCTGTTAACGTTGCTGTAGGAGGCTCTAAGGTGTCTTCTCACATGGACGGTTGGGCCATTGATGTCTCATCCACAAAGATGACACCTTACCAGCTTTGTCAGGAAGTTAAGAAGGCAGGCATCAAGTTTGACCAGATGATCCATGAGTTCGGTAGCTGGATGCACATTAGCTTTGCACCTGAGATGAGACAACAAGAGCTGACTATCTTCAAACCTGATAACAAATACAAAGCAGGTATCCTTACTAAGGAAGAGTATAGTAAGGCATAACAACAAAAAAGGCCCCTTTTGAGGGCCTTTAATGTTTCTAGAAGAACAGGATTGCTACGTTGAAGAATCCTAGGTGGAGAATAACAGCTTGACAAAACTCATAGCTACTATCTTTTTCAGTCTCTTCAGTTTCGACGATAGCCTCATCCGTGTGAATGATGCCAACTACAAAACCACCTGACCAATTAATATCAACTACCCTTACCAGTGCCTCCAAGTGTTAGCAATTATGTGAAAGCAGGTGATCATCTCGACCACCCGCATAAGAACAGTAACCTTAGAAGTAATCACCATACTTCATCCTTTACCTCCACCTTGTGGGGGACTGAGCGAACAGTAGGGAACTTCGCTTTGAAGTCTTCGATGGACAGATCCTTTCCGAGTTCGATCTCCACAAACTCTACGCCGTCGGCTTTAAGTTGAGCCTTTAGTGTGTCACAGCCGGGACAGTTAGGTTTAGAGTATACAATTGTTTTCAATGTTTATTTCCTTTTGATCTGTTCTCAAATCTAGACACTATTCGCAAGTTCTGAGGCACATGTAAGCGGCTTACATTTTTACCTTGAAGTGGCACAATGTGATCCACCTCATAAGGCCCTGTACCTTCCCTATTTAACATACTACAGACTGAATAAATACACTTGATGTGTAATAAATCATGCTCTGTTAGCCATGCCGGTGTCCGATTAAGTAACTCTGCTCGACGCTTAGCTTTTCGTGAGTAGTAATCTTCTTTATTATCGTTGTAGTATTGTCTACGAGCTTGGCGCTCTTCTTCAAGATTTAAATGATAAGCCTCGCTACGGTCTTTAGAACTATAACGAGACCTATCATACTCAGATCGACATTGTTTGCAGTGGCTATGATACCCGTCCTTGTTCTCTTTCTTCTTAGGAAAGAACTCAAAAGACTTTAGGGCATCACAACGACTGCATTGTTTCATGTCAAATTTCGCAATTTCCTGCTGTGCAAGCTAGGGTTTGAACGCCTTCTACGTTATCGGTGTTTTCCAACATAGATTCCCAATCAATAGTTGTAGGAGTATTAGCTAAAGCTTCCTCGTACTGTTCCTTAGTGCAGGCTTCGTAGGGTGCTTGGCGATAACTGCCTCCGTCTAGTGGAAGGAAAGAAACGCCTGTAATCTCGTCAAACTTTTCCCACACCCATGCGCCCACCTTAGGCCACTCATGTTCGTTAACAGAGATTGTAACAGACGGTTTATGTTCCGTCCAGTGACGTTGGAATGTCAACCACAAGTCCAAATGCTCAATAGCTGACAAATCTTCACGTAGACGAGCACCCTCTGGTGTCTTCATTGGGAACGAGAAGATAGTTGTTGACTCAGGCTTCATGACACAAGGCTCCCAAGGGAAACCAGCTTCCTTCAAGAAAGCAGTGATTGGATCTTTGGCGTCAGAGCGTACACGGCGAATGAAATAAGCACTGTGTTGAGGATGAATACCGCTAGCAGTACCAGTAAGCTGGCTAACCGTGCCTTCTGGTTTGACGCAGGTGATTGCAGCAGAAGCATTGATGCCAAGTTCAGCAGCAAGGTGCTTATTAGTATCGACAGCAACATTCTTTAGTTCCTCAAGACGTGCAGGCAATTCCTTGTCGTAAGCGTTGTTAAGCAGTGTGTTGTCCAAGATGCCTGTCATTGACACACCCAACAAACGCTCTTCTTCAGTGTTAGTCTGCCACACCTTACGAAGGTACGGGAAGTTGGTCAAGGTCGATTGGAAGGTTCCCAAGATTGTCGCAATAGCGACTTTTTCTTTAAGAGACTCCAATGTATCCCCCGCACGAACAATAACTGAGCTGAGGTTGCAGAACTGGTAAGGGCGGAGAATAATTTCAGAACAAGGGTTAGTGCCCCATTCTTTATTGAGTACACGACGACCATTCTTAGCCGCTTGAATCTCCGAAGCGTATCGGTTAAAAATGCCACGCTCACCTGAGTGACTTTCATAAATATTGCTCCATTCACGCATAAACTGACCTACGTCAGGCTTGACATCATACACTGCTGAGTTGTTGGCCAATGCTCGTTGACCGTTACCGTCCCACCAGTTACCTGCTTTAGCGTGAGCCATGCGATCATCACCCAAGTCAGACAGGGAGATCATTGCTGATCGTCGAACTCCACCGACCACCACGACTTCCCCAATCTTACATAGAATATCGTGGGCTTCCAAGCTTGTAAGTTTTCGTCCAACAGCACCTTTGAATTTAAGCGTAACGTACTTAAAGAGTTCCACAAGCGGCTCGGGCCCACTTGCACGACCACCAAAGGTCTTGAGGCGAGTTCCTGCAGGGCGCACCGAAGATACGTCCCACTTTGGGACTTCTCCAGCCCATAGCAAGGCCATAATCTGACGAAGCGATTTAGCCCATCCTTCTTTGGAGTCTTTAACGTGAACCACAGTATTAGACTCATAAAGCTTTTCAGGAATCTCAGGTAAACGGTTGACATACTTCTGCTCCACAGAGAAACCTACACCTGTACCACACAAGAGAATGTACATAGCCTCGTCAAAGGCCTTAGGGTCGTCAATAGGCATGTACGAACAGTTGTAACCAGCTACGTTCTGACGCTCAAGGGCATCACCTGAAGTCATGATACTTCGCATGGAAGGCATCACGTCCAAGTTCAACACAGCCTTCTCAAGACGCTCACGCATCTCATGGGACATGATATAGTTATTATTCTTAACTAAAAGGTCTTGCATGAAGTCAAAGTAACGAGCTGTAGTCTCGCTCCAGTGCTCACGGCGACCTTTGTCGTCCAAGTAGCGGCTGTATCGAGATTTTGCGATATAAGTTTGGTAGGGGGTCATTGTTGTCATTGTTTGTTGTTCTCTAGTTCAATTAGTTTTTCAAGGTAATGGATTGCCTTTTGGAGATCAGCTATACCGCCCTTGTCTCTCCAGCGGGACACGTATTTTACACAGTTTCCTTCAAAATAGCCAAGGTTATTTGCGTAAATATAGTCCCAAGGTTGAATTTCTTTATCTTTGTAATGCTTTCCGCTTACTTGTTTAGCATTGGCGTTAGTGGCACTCAATCCAGACATGTATTCCTCGATCTCTTTAACTGTTGTTTTCATTGTTTGAATACTTTCGTTCTAAATACTCAATAGACAGCAACATCTCATCGAAGTGCCCATCTTGTACGTCATTTAAGACAACCAAGCCGCGCCAGTGCCTATTACTGAGCTGATCCATGTACCCCTCATCGTGAAGATAATAAGATCCAGCAATAATAGCACACACAGACTTACCATCAGCACGTTTACCGTACGCAATAGCTTTGCCTTGTTGGTGGCCTGCCACACACGATTGATGAAGCTTACTAATGATCGCAGCGGGCGTTGCAGCAGGACGACCCATAGCCCCCACAGGCCAATAATGACTAAAACCAACCCCTCCAATAAAAACAGGACGGAGAAAATCGTGTACCTCCCAATCACGTTCATATTCTAGATCCTTTGTGGAGATTAAACCCTCAAGCATAGGGTTGTTGTTAACAGCTCGGTTGATACGGTTCTCATGGTTGCCTAGAGTCAGTACCATACGTGGCTTGTAAACCTTGTGCTTGCTTTCCTTCTGAGTCTTCTGTAGATCACGAAGAGGTTTAAGCAGCATAGACATACCGAGCTTAGCTGCCTCAATGTCTTTCTGATAGCGAAGACCTTCAAAGTACTTACTGCCTGCTTTGTCGTGGGTAGACAGACTAGGCATATCAGCATGATCTCCAATGTGAATTACAACGTCAGGTCTATAGTCACAGATAGCTTTACCAGCCCATGTGAGATGCTCCAGAGGAACACCTTCACGTATTTGGGTATCAGGGATTACTAAGATCCTCACTCTGCTTCACCTGACTCGTAAAGCTCAGGATGAGCAAGCAATAAGAGCTGCAAACGATCATCATTTAAACTACGCCCATAGCCTGCATACGGCACACCTGTCTCTTTGTCAACCCCGTTCGTAGGATACTTAATTGAGTAATACACTTGCTCTTTGATGTTGTATCCATAATGTTTACTCATCACATCTAAGATCTGATCTAAAGTATCCATCCAACTATGCTCACTAGTGTCCACAATGAAGTCATGCTTAGTAGGGACAATTTCACCACCCCCGTCCCAAGCACCTGTGCGCATCTCAAACGCCCAATAGTCCTCGTCCACTATTTCGATATTATCGACAAACGATACAGGTTTTGTCCACAATAGAGAGAACTTTTCTTTCCAATAATCTAGCGTGTCTTTAAACATTGTCGCTCCCTTTATTTTAGGTTGTTTGTTAATCTGTTGAAAGTATTGTGTCAAAAGATTGAACGAATAATACTGCTTACCGATCATCTCCCGATCCTCCAATGACATTACGTTCTTTACGTGAAGCAAGTTTGTCAATGTTCATCTGAGCAATCTCTTCAAGATCAAAAGCGTAGATGCTGCACATCCCACTTACAAACCAGAGAATATCACCAATCTCTTTCTTCACGTTTTTGATGTCAAGATCAGTATCCTCATCACGATACCATTTAGCGTAAAGGCTACTTAGTTCACCAACCTCACCTTGCAATCCCAACAGCATGTAATTCACACTTGTAGCTGAAGGTTTAGCAAAGCTGTAAGCTTGTTCTTGGTACTCATTCAGGGTCATACTTCTTCCCTTCTTCAATGCCTCGTTTAAGCATTTCAATGAACGCAAAGCGTATCAGCTGTGCCTGTTCCTCGTTACTTAGGCTGACAGTGTAGTCAGCGCTGCCGTCTTCATTTTCTTTAATTAGATCTAGTTCCATTTGAAACCTTCTTTCGTTGTTCATTAAGCCAATGTTCAGGGATTGTCTTGTCTGCGTACAAGAACCCATTCTTCTCACACCATTGAGCATACGTTGTGTATGAGCCCTTAGCTAGCTTCTGTTTACTGTTCGAGAACACCAAACGGATGTCAAGCTCAGGATGCTGTCGCTTGATGAGTAAATGCTTCTTACGATCTGCGACCAAGAATCTACCCTTAGTCTCCACGATGATCCCGTTATCAAGCACAAAGTCAGGCGTGTACTGGTGTTCACTCGCTGGCTTGATGTACCTGATCTTAGTCTTTTCGTAGGTAAAGGGAATACCTGCCTCAGTAAGCATCTTAGCTACATCGTCCTCTAAGCCTGATCTGAAACCATGCTTGAGAGCTACTTCACGCTTCCCCATTGCTTTACGTGTTACCACTTGTCTTAGTCCTTACAACTTCGTTTTTTCATATTGATGCAACAAAGCACCAAAAGAATCTACAAACACTTCATCGTGGCTCGTGTGTCCCATTGCAAACATGACAGCGTGAACTAACTCATGAAAGAATGTCTGCTCAGTAAAGTTCTTGTTCATGCCTGAGCGAAGATAGATAGTGAATGTTGTGCAATCACACTTACCGTACTCAGTCAGGTCTTCAGTAAATTTTACTGTCCATTGGCATCCAACAAGGAAAAAAGATACGGGCACATTTGGTCTGGTGTTCTTCGTAACCATAGAAGGCTCAAGTTTTCATCGACACGAAGTTGATCACCACCGTAAGCTTTGAGACAAGCATCATAGTATTCCCTTTCAGTTTTACAATCCTGTAGAAGCTTCTCTGCCTTCTTAGGGCCAATGCCTTTCAAGCCAATGATGTTGTCAATACGATCCCCTGTGAGCACCTGTGTGAATAAGTTACGAAGACCTTCTTCCTCAGTAACGTAGTATTCCTCATGCTTCACGAAGTTGTAATGCCAACCTGCAACTTGATCTAGGTCTTTATCAATGGAGACAATCCATCCACCTGTCTTAGTAGCTTCAGTAGCCACTGCATCGTCTGCTTCTGAACCTTCTACCAGTTCTGCCCCAAGGCGCTGGAGATGGGTACGAATAGCATCATAATGCACTGGCCTCTTAGCGCCCTTACGGTTGCCTTTGTAAGGCTCAGTGACTGCTATGTCATTGCGATAGTTACCCTTACCAGTGATGTACGCTTTGTAGTCATCACATTTGAGGTCTTGGTAAACAATCTCATTGACTAGGTGTGACACACGAGCCAAACAAACCTCTTCACTAACATCTTCACTGGCAAAACCTACTCGGTACACTAGAATATCTCCGTCAATTATAGCCAGCTTTGGTTTTTCAACCATTATGGAAGTGCTCGATACGGTGACAGTTTGCACATAACATTACACATTTTGCTAACTCCTTTTCAATCTTAGGCCAGTTTCGTGACTGACCAATGTTAAAGTCTTTCTCTGATGGATCAAGATGATGGAAATCGTATACAACGTCTGGATATTGGTTACCACAAGCGCTACAACAATCTCCCTTCAATTCAACCATCTTACGTTTCAACTTCCGGTTATTCTCTACAATCTGTGCGTTACGCTCTTTTCGCCAATCTGGATTGTTTTCTTTAACAACTCTCCAATTCTTAGCTCTTTGCGTAGCGCAGGTCTTACAAGCGTTACCTTTGGCTGAAAAGGAAGATAGATCTAAGAGCTGTGTACATGAAGGGCAGTACTTTTTACCTTCTGGTATAGGTTTCCCGTCAAATAACAACTCGTAACTCTTTATCTTCCCTTGTTCGTCTCGTTCTTTAATTAGCCGTGTAAACATTAACTTCTCCTAAACTATAACACCAACACTGTAGCATATAGAGTAGGAAAAGTCAACAGTTATTTACGAGGGTTTGCAGCGTCTTGTACGTTTTGCACAAGATGTTCAACAGCGGTAGCTGTGTAAGGTTGATCCTTATCGTTTACTGCGCCGCCTAACGTAACAACATCAGCAACAACAGCAACAGGGATCTCTACTACAGATACAGCAGCTTTTACCACAGAGTTTAAAATACTAAACATTTTGTTTCCTTTATATGATAGCTAACTTAGGACGTTCCTTAGAGAGCGTCATCGTCCGCTGTAGAAGCCTCAGGAACATAGGTAACTACTTCAGTCACCATCAGTGTCTTGATGCTAGGAGCGTTACCGTGCTTAGCTGACATACGGTGTGTATATGAGCCTACAACTGCTACGCACTTAGAGCCATTACCCAAAGACTCAACAGGGACTTCCTTGAGGTTGTCATCAGTAGGTTTGAACAAGTACTTGCTCTTACCGACAATGAAGTTACCTTGTGATTCCTTATGCTTGACTTTGATACCCAAGCTTGTGAGCTTAGCTGCGTCATCATCACTGATGTTGCCAATAGTGCATTCATATTTGTCATTGTCTGAGTTAAAGGCAGTGTTGAAGTTATTCATCCACTTAGTCCAAAACAATTCACCTGACACTTTTACTGGTTTCAAATCTGACATATCTAGTTTCCTTACTTACTTGGTTAGGCCGTAGCCGAGGGTGTTTCTGCGTTAGCAGACGGTGTTTGAGCAACTGCTTGCTCGTCAATCTTCTTCAAGAGAACGAAAGCGCCTGACTTAGTTGGCAGCTCTCCGAGTACTTGAAGAATAAAAGATACTTCGTTTGGTTCGAGTTGAATGTTCATTTGATGTTTCCTTTCATTACTGTACGTTTCACTGTAAATAACTACCTTCCCTACGAGAGATAGCTTCCGCTTCTTCCTCGATGAAATCAAGGGCTGATGAGAGCACCAAGTATACATCAAGGATATCCATATCTGCTGAATGGTGAATCAAGAAACTTTCATCACTTATGTTCAACAAGATCTGTTGTGTTACTTTCGGTTCAATGGGTTTCACGCCAGTTCCTTCCTACTTTATACTCACCGTCTAAGGGGCAACGTAGATTATACGCTAGGCCTGCTTCAATGATTGCTTGCTTACCAGCTTGACCTACTAAGTCAGCGATGTCAGCCTTGCATTCTATCTGAAATTCATCGTGGACATTTGCTACGAACTTAGCATCCCAATTATTTTTCACTATTGTCTCATTTAAGATACACAGCGCCTTCTTCATGACGATTGCGCCTGCCCCTTGAAGTAAGCTATTGAGTGCCGCATGTTCACTACGAACCCAAATCTTACGACCATCAAGCCCCGGTACATAGCCCTTGGACGCATATACGGATACTTTATCACGTAGACGCTTGAGTGCGGGAGTCCCTTTAAGAAAGGCATCGATGAGCTTTTGTCCAGCCGCACTATTACCACCGACAATCGAGCCAATCTTCGCTGGCCCTGCCCCATATAAAAAGGCATAGATGAACGTCTTTGCTTGGTCGCGTGTTTGTAAGTTGGCTGCTTTCTGGTTAACCGTGTGGACATCCGTGCCGTCCTTAGAGCTACCTTCGGTGACTGTCTTGACATAGTTCTCATCCTTCATGTAATGAGCCAACATACGTAGCTCTAATCCACTAGCATCACATCCAACTAGGACGTTACCTTCTTCCACTGTCCAGCACTGACGACATTCAGGGCCATACGGTGAGCCTGAGTTAGGAATCTGTGCCATGTTAGGCTTCATGTGAGTCATACGGCCTGTTACAGCTCCATTGGTGATGACTCTACCGTGA